AACCTTGCTGTAGAGTTTGTCGCTGTTGGCGATTTAGAGGTGAACCGTTTTGATCTGCTTGACAGTGCATTAATAAATTTGAGAAGAGGACTGCTGAAGGGGAGAGACCTTGGTGAGCCATTCTTTGTAACGGATATATACGACCTACTAAAGGAAGTTGATGGCATTGTGGATGTATCTGAGGTAAAAGTAACCACAAAGAATGGAAGCTTCTATTCAGATGTAAAGTTTGATGTAAAAGATAATACATCAGCCGATGGAAGATACATAAAGTGCCCAGGAAATGTTGTTTTTGAACTTAAATTTCCAAACTCAGACATTAAAGGATCTATTGAATAATGGCTATAAAGAGATATACAGCAGATGCTGATACAACCATAACTAATGCCTACAAACCGAATCTAAGGACACGGGCAACAGATGCGAACATGGGGGAATCTGACATCCTAGAGACGTTCTCCATTTATGCTCAAGCATCTTCGTCTTCTTATGAGAAATCAAGGATATTAACGAAGTTCCCGATCAGTGAAATAATAAGTGACAGAGCAGCTGGATCTATACCTGCTAGTGGTAGTGTCAACTTCTTTATAAAATTATCAAACGCAAAACACAGTGAAGCCACCCCAGAAGACTTTACATTAAATGTTCTAGCCGTTTCGAAATCTTGGGATGAAGGTTATGGTTTGGATATGGAGTCTTATAAAGATTTGGGCACCGCTAACTGGATATCCGCATCTTGTCTTAATGGTACTGGAAGTGCTTGGGCCACCGAAGGCGGAGATTACTATGCTTCCCCTGTATATGAATCTTTCTTTGACTACGGCACAGAAGACCTAGAGGTTGACATAACACAACTTGTTGAGGAGTGGATTGACGGAACTAAATCAAATTATGGTGTTGGGGTCCACCTCACTTCGAGCGATGAAGGTGCTGCTAGATCTTTTTACACAAAGAGATTTTTTGCTAGAGGGAGCGAGTTCTTCTTCAAGCGTCCGTATATTGAGGCAAGGTATGACTCTACCATAAAAGACAGAAGAAACAGCTTTATCGTCAGTAGTTCGCTTTTGGAAGCAGAAGACAACGAGAACACTTTGTTCATATACAACAGAGTTAGAGGTCATTTAAAAAACATCCCCGGAGTTGGAACGGGTTCTATACATGTTAGTCTTTACTCTGGGTCTTATTTGCCGGTCGGCAATCCCCTCACTTTATCAAATGGGAATCAGTCGGTTGAGGGAGGGTTTTATGATACTGGGATATACACAGCATCGGTTGGTGTGTTCGTAGAATTCCCTTATGTCTATGATGTGTGGCACAACGACTTGCCAGACCCTGGTAGGGTAGAATACACAACCGGGAGTAGAATAAGTGTACTGGCTCATGATGCCTCAAACCAGGTAGACACTGCTGGATATGTATCTTCGATAACAAACCTTCAGAGATCTTACCGGAAAGGTGAAAATGTCAGATTCAGGACTTTCGCAAGATTTAAAGATTGGAACCCAACAATTTATACTGTATCAACAACCAACATCGAAAGTGAAATAATAGAAGATGCATATTATAAGATTTATAGAATTATAGATGGGTTTGAGGTTATTGGCTATGGCACAGGAAGTCTAAATCACACCAGGCTGTCATATGATCTAGAAGGGAATTACTTCGACTTTGATATGTCTATTCTCGAACCTGGGTATATGTATGCTATCAAGCTGGCATATTTCCGTTCTGGGAAGTACGAAGAACAACCAGAAACTTTTAAATTTAAAGTAAAACAATAGGTCTAATGTGGAATGTCGATAAAAAAGCTTTTTGGCGAGAAATCAAATAAGATCCTAACTGCGACAAGTTACGACGACTTGTCTAAGGAAGTTGAATCTAACAACTTTGTTAATTCCAAGGCAAAAGAAGATAACAGGTTTGTACCAATAGTAGACTTCTCAAGACCCGAGAATTTTGCTAAATTTGGATCAGCAGAGAAGTATTACACAGATGCTATTAGGGGAATATATAATACATTTCCTTATGACGGCTCTTTGTATGAAAAGCAGAATTGGCTCAATAGTGCTTCTTATATCGAGAACTACATTTTTGAAAACGAATACCCAAGATTCAATGGCTATATAAATATCGGGGATAGTTATGGATCTACTGGATCAACTTCTGATGGATATGGAGAAGTAGCTGCTGCCAAAGAATACATTTTCTTTAAAGGTGGCCCAAACGAGGATCCGGAAAGGACAAAACTAACAAAAATATTTCCAGATTACGATGGTAAGGCAAATATATATGACCCTGACGAAGATAGGGAAGCAAACCTCGTAATCAACGGAGCAGATGGGCTTACTTTAGAATTTTGGCTTAAGCGAAGTTCTTCTCTGGCACAAGAATCAGATAAACAAGTAATTTTTGATGTATGGAACAGTGCTTCTTTTGGGAGTTCTGGTTATGGTAGATTTAGGGTTGAAGTGCATCCTGGAACCTCCGGAGAGGAAAACCAGATTTATGTAGAATTGATGTCTGGAACTTCCGGCATATTTGAAACATCTTTGGGGCAGAATTTAACAGTAACTGGGTCTTCCTGGCACCACTATGCTGTATCAGCAGCTAACTCTGGAAGTGAGCTGTCTCTCAGACTAAGTGTTGATGGGGTAACGAACGACTCGTCAGTAACAGGCTCCTCTATCGGGTTGGTTACTGGATCTATGTTTGGCTATGTTGGTGCTCTTGGGACATCTGTTTCTGGGACACACGGAGATATAGGATGGGGTAAGTTATCTGGTTCGGTAGATGAAGTTCGATATTGGAAAAAGAAAAGAACAGACAAAGACATAGGCAGATACTGGTTTAGGGACGCTGGCGGCGGAACAAACACCGATGATGCTAATACATCTTTGGGGGTTTATTACAAGTTTAATGAAGGTGTAATAGACACATCCAACACGAACCAGACAGATGCTGTTGTCCTGGACTATTCTGGTAGGCTATCAAACGGAAATTGGGTTGGCTATTCTGTCGGCGCAAGAACTACTGGCTCTGCCATGGTGGAGTCGAATGCTGCCCCAAGCGAATACAAAGACCCCGTAATATATTCTTTCAATCCAGAAGTAGTGTCATATACGAACAGCAAGACAGTAGCTGGTTCTGTATACGACACCACAAACAATGCCTCTATATACAATTCTTTGCCTTCTTGGTTGACATCAGAGGATGAAGAAATTGGCGGCTCTGTGTTGTTGAACCTTGTGCAGATAATAGCTGGGTACTTTGATAACTTGTATTTGCAGATAGAAGCATTGCCGAGAATAAAAGATTTAAACTATTTTGCAACAGAGAACAAGCCGTATCCGTTCGTCGGCAGGAGCTTGGACAATATGGGCTTTATAGCTCCAGAGTTATTTTCAGACTCTTCCATAATAGAAGCTCTTTCGGCACGAGATGAAACCAGAGATTATGAGGATAGGTTAAGTGATATAAAGAACTTAATATATCAGAATATCTACAACAACTTAACACATCTTTACAAATCAAAGGGAACGGAAAAATCCTTCACAAACCTTATAAGGTGTTTCGGTGTTGATGACGAGCTGGTTAGAATCAATGCCTATTCGGACGGAACAGAATATGATTTTAAGGATAATGTTAGGTATACAAGTTATAAAAAGAAATATGCTGATTTCAATAATGTAGATAGGTTTGATTCCACTGTCTTTCAACAAACCGCTAGCAACAACCCAAATAGCTTTTCCTATATATCTGGCTCTATAGACACTAGGCATATGGGAACGACAACGGAAGCTGAAGTTATTTTTCCCAAAAAGTTCAAGAAAGGAGACCCTTTCTATTTTGCTACGGACTTTGTTAGCGGATCTATTTTTGGGATGCACGAGCCACTCTATACAAGCTCGAATGACACAGCCTGGGCAACTACCGACAGGGGACACTTTTCTGTTTATGCTGTAAGGACAGAAGAAGAGTCTGATGATGTATATTTTAAATTGACATCTTCCTATATGGGTGTTGAGCTGACAAGTAGTGTTTACAAAGAAGTTTACAACAACGAGAAATGGAATTTTGCTGTAAGGGTAAGAGGGGCAGAATATCCATCTCCATCTGGTGTTACTGGGGCATTCTCGGCAACTGACGAATACCTAGTAGACTTTGTTGGTGTTAATGCTACTTTGGATGTGATAAGGAACGAATTCTCTCTGAGTGCTAGTGTCAGCAAAACATTGGCAGAAAATCACTTATCCGCAAACAAGAGAATATATGTGGGGGCACATAGAGAGAACTTTACTGGTTCTGTCCAGGATTTAATACCAGCAGAAAACACAGAGGAAAAATCTGATTTCAAGATATCCTCTACTAGATATTGGTTAAATTATCTTTCTGATGACACGATAAAGAATCATGCAAAAGATGCATCGAGTTTCGGTTCAGAAAGTCCATATTGGAATGTGGGATACGATGATGTACGAGTTCCAGAGATAGCAACTCTAGCATTGCATTGGACATTTGATAATGTGACATCTTCAGATGCTGGAACGAATCCGATGATATTATTGGATGATGCTCAATTTGCAGTAGAAGATGCCTCTTCTGGGAACATATCACAAGAAAATAGATATGGTTGGGTAGACGGGGTAGTCAACAGACAACATCCGGGAGTAGGTGTTATGTATCCACCTTTCGATACCCAAGTTGTTGATGTAGAATACGTTTATGCTGCTCGCAAACAAATGCCAGAGACAATAAACAGTTCTGATATGGTTCAGGTGCTGAATCAGGAAGACGATGAGCTTTTCACCAAAGACACGAAGAGACCAATATCGTTTTTCTTCGCTGTTGAGAAGAGCATGTATCAAGTTATCTCCGATGAAATAATAAAATACTTTGCTACCATAAAAGATTTCAATTTACTTGTTGGAAAGCCAGTTGAAAGGTACAGACAGAAGTACAAACATTTAGAAAAATTGCGGAACTTGTTCTTTGAGAAAGTTGGGAATGTTCCCGACTTGGAAAGGTTTACTGATTTTTATAAATGGTTTGATTCCTCTATGACAGAGATGATAAACGAACTGATCCCGGCATCAGCAAACTTCGCAGACAATATGAGAAATATGGTTGAAAGCCACATTTTAGAAAGAAACAAATATTGGACTAAATTCCCAACACTAGAACTCAAGAGTACGCCCCCAGAAGGCGGCACTCACGGCATTAATGAATTAAAATACGATTGGCAACACGGTCACGCCCCCGTGAGTGGGCTAGAAAGCGATAACTGCTTTTGGTGGAGAGAAAGAGCAGAAAGATCTGGAAGTTTGAACCCAGACAGGCAAGCGATACTTGATACGACTTTGCAGGTTCTTAATCGCAGATTCACAACTCCATACGATTTTGTGGTAGACACATCAAAGTTTGTTTTAGACCTAGAAGCTAAAGGTGGTGCGATTTCTATAATAAGAAAGACAACTTCGTTTGGTTCTGGAAACTCGCTACTAATTACAACAGGAAGCTTGGTAGAGCAAGATTGTAACGATTCTCGTGATTCTTATCACGGAAAAAACAAAGTGAAGCTAGGGTTCACAGTTGTAATAGAGGAATAAGATGTGTCTGAAGATCAAAGAAACATACAAGAAATACAGATACCGCCAGCAGACATAGAGAATGTTGATGTTGCGATATATAATTGGCTCAATGATGAAATGAACATTTTCTCCACCACGAACAGGAGCTGGAAAAAAGTTCCTACATTGTGGGTATCTGCAGAAAGAGCATTTCAGACAAAAAGAGATAAGGGGTTAAGAGACAAAGATGGTGCTCTTATTTTGCCGATTATAACAATAGAAAGAACCGGAATAACAAAAGACCCAGGGAAGAAGGGCATTTACTGGGGCAATATACCCCCCGCTAATGATGCTCGCGGCGGCTCTATAGAAATAACAAAGATTATAAACCAAGATAAGACATCTAATTTTGCTAATGCTGCATCGAAAAGAAAGACTGGACAACTAAACTTTGCGATGAAAGACCCAAACAAGAAAATAGTATATCAGACGGCTTCTATCCCAATGCCTGTTTATGTTGAAATGGATTATGCTATTAATGTGAGGACTGAATACCAGCAGCAAATGAACGAAATCACACAAGCATTTATGTCCAAACCAGGAGGCATAAATAGAATTGAGATAAACAACAACGGCTATAAGTACGAAGGTTTCGTCCAGCCAGATTTCTCGCAAGAGAGCAACGTTGCCGATATGGGCGACGAAGAACGAAGATACCAGACAATTATAGCAGTTAAAGTCTTGGGATATGTAATTGGAGAAGGCAACAATGAAAACAGGCCCGCAATCATTGTTCGCGAAAATGCCGTTGAAGTTAAGTTTCCGAAAGAAAGTGTGATGGTTGGTGACGAATCCCCTTGGGATAAAATAAAGGGCTGCTGATAAAGAAACTTCTTTTGGGCTCTTGGACTACTACTTATTAGAGAAAATAGTGCGATTTTGAAGTAATTGCATACACCATATCACAAAAAACGAGGGCAAGCAATAATGGCAATAGATCAAACACAGAAATTCAGATTTGTTTCACCTGGTATCTTCATCGATGAAATTGACAGATCGCAATTACCAAAAATACCCGGAGCAATCGGCCCAGTAGTCATCGGCAGATCCGAAAGAGGCCCCGGCCTGACACCAGTTAAGCTGAACTCTTACTTGGATTTTGTGAACATATTCGGAAACCCACAAAGGGGAGTTGGTAGCAATGATGTTTGGAGAAACGGAAACAACACTGCTCCTACCTATGGTGCTTATGCTGCACAAGCATATTTGAAGAACTCTGCACCCCTGACTTTCGTTCGTCTGCTCGGCGCTGAATCCCCCGATGCCTTTGCGAACCAAGGTGAGGCTGGATGGAAAACTAAAAACTTGGCCTTTGAGTCAGACTCGCCTAGCACCAATGGTGGTGCTTACGGTTTGTTCCTAGTCCCCTCTGGTACTTTTGTGGCAGACACCGCAGTTGATTGCCCTCTGGCAGCCGTCTTTTATGTTGGCGAAGGCAAGATGAGATTGGTTGGCGAAACCCCTGCCGGAAGAACTGTCTCTTCGTCTGCCGGCCAAGATGGATGCGGAACCTTTGTCCAGACGATAGGAAGTGACTTTGAGCTTGAAGCCACTATCTTTAAAGCTAATGGTACTGACGTAGAAAAGAGAACGACTTTTAACTTTAATGAAAACTCTCACAAGTATATCCGAAGAGTGTTCAACACGAACCCTACTCTTACAAACTCGGACATAACACCACCAGACGGACTCACGAACTATTGGCTTGGGGAAACTTTTGACAATTTCATCAAGAACAAGATTAATGACAATCGCAGTGATGCTGGCGAAGCATATGGCTGCTTAGTGCCGCTTCAACAAGGCTCATCAACTGCCTATGCTGATCAAAGACAACCTGCCCAGGCAGCTGCTTCCGGTTGGGTAATCTCCCAAGATCTTAATACGGTTACTGCTTCTTTTGATCCTTCTGATATGACGAAGTTGTTCAAGTTCCATGCTCTTAGCGAAGGGGCTGGCGAATGGGAACAGAACAATGTTAAGGTTTCCATTACAGATATAAAAACCTCAAACAACCCATTGGTTGACGAGTATGGAAGCTTTACTGTCTTAGTCAGACAACTGGAAGATGATAAAGATGCATCTCCCGTCATACTAGAACAATATACTGAATGTAGCCTTAATCCCGCTGCAAATAACTATGTTGCCAATAAGATTGGTGACAAGTCTTTGGAATGGAGTGACTCTGAAAGAAGATATACCACTCTTGGAACTTATCCCAACAGCTCAAGATATGTTAGGGTAGAGATGAATCCAGATATTGAAATAGGTGGAATTGATCCTAGGGCTCTCCCCTTCGGTGCCTTTGGGCCTCTCAAGTTGAATACTGTACCGGTCGCTTCTGGTTCTAGTGTCGAGAGCGGAACTAGCTTTCTACAAGGCTCAGGAAGCTCTCCTGACTTTCCGACGACTGCAGCATCCAGCTCATTTGACATAGATATTAGCTTCTCTGGTTCTTTCATTTTTCCGGAAATCCCACTTGTTACCACGGCATCAGAAACTGGGGTCAATGACTTTAAGGATGCTTTCTATGGCATTGATGTAACTAAATCTGGTAGCTATTCTTTTGACGAGGGATACAGAGATTATGTCAAAGTAAAACCAAAAACAGTAGCTAACCATACTGACGATGGAAGCACTGTCTATCAATGGGTGTTTACTCTTGATGATGTCGTTGCCACAACTGGTTCTTCAGGCGACATAGACGATGCTTATTATCAAGCAAACTCCAGGCTCTCAGGAACTTCCATCAGTGCTAGTGGTTCTCTGAACTATGAGAGCACCCTTAATGCCGGCGTCACACAGTTTACTATTCCACTGTTCGGTGGTTCTGACGGGCTAGACCTAACAGAACAAGAGCCGTTCAGAAACTCTGGAACGAAGAGCAAAACAGAGAAGACAAGCTATGCTTACTATTCAATCAAGAGAGCGGTTGATTCTGTCTCGGATCCAGAAGTGATTGAGATGAACATTGCTACTATGCCTGGTATCACCAATACGGGCCTAACAGACCACCTCATGGACACTTGTCAATCCCGAGCAGATGCTCTTGCGATTATTGACCCGGAAGGTGGCTACACTCCGGCATCGGAGGCGCCAACTACGGAAGCAGCTAGATCACGAACTGGTGTTGACGAAGTTGTATCAAACATACGGGATAGAGGATTAAACACTAGCTATGGCTGTGCTTACTATCCTTGGGTACAGATCAGGGATAGAACAACTAATTTTCCTCTCAATGTGCCACCTAGTGTTGTTGCCCTGGGCACCATGGCTAGTTCACAAGAGAGTACTGCGGTTTGGTTCGCTCCTGCTGGATTTAACCGAGGCGGATTGTCCGAAGGCTCCGCTGGTATCGCGGTGACAGATGTTAAAGATAAACTTACTGCCAAGAAGCGAGACAAGTTGTATGAACACAACATTAATCCGATTGCCTCATTCCCGTCAGAGGGTATTGTAATTTTCGGACAAAAAACTCTTCAGTCTACTCCTTCTGCTCTTGACAGGATTAATGTTAGGAGATTGTTGATTTTCTTGAAGAAGGGTATTTCCAATATCGCTTCTAGGATTTTGTTTGACCAGAATGTCCAAGTGACTTGGGATAGGTTCACGAGCCAGGTTAATCCATATTTAGATTCTGTTAAATCCGGACTAGGGTTGACTGACTATAAAGTCCTTCTTGATGAAACCACAACGACACCTGATTTGATTGATAGAAACATCTTGTATGCCAAGATTTTCCTGAAGCCAGCCCGTGCAATTGAGTTCATTGCTTTGGATTTCATAGTTACGAGAACCGGTGCTTCTTTCGACGATTAAAAAAAAGACATTACTATTTATTAGTAAATTTGGAGGATAATAAAAAATGGCAAATGATGTAACTAACTTTTGGACAACCCCCGGAGAAGATCCGAAAAGAGCATATAGGTTCTTGGTTACTTTCCCTAACATGCCTAATGGAGCTACTTGGTATGCTAAAAAGTGTTCCAAGCCATCTATGACAATAAGTGAGGCAGCTCATAAATACATTAATCACACTTTTTATTATCCTGGCAAAGTTGAGTGGGACAAAGTTACCGTCACATTGGTAGACCCTGTTTCGCCAGATGCTGCTAATAATCTGGCAGCGTTGTTAGAATCGGCTGGGTATGTTATCCCAGGAGATTATGCAGATACCACTACTATGTCAAAAGCAGCTGCCACTAGGATGTTAGGGGAGATTAAAATTCGTCAACTTGGATCCAGATCACCAAACGGTGGCAATATCCAGCCAGCTTTGGAAACCTGGACATTGAAAAATGCTTGGATCACTTCCGTTAAGTTTGGCGAGTTGGACTATGATTCAGATGATCTGACGAATATTGACCTTGAAATTCGATATGACTGGGCAGAATTAGAAACGTCAAACAAAGATATCACTTCCATCACAACAGCAGCAGACACGAATGCAGAACATGGCACACAGGCACCGAGCCCCAGTAACGCCAGATTTAAGCCCACCAGCCGCGACGCGGTAACCGATCCGGCTCTGGAATCATAAGATAAGACAAAATAAATATACGAGGTATTTATGACCGTAAGAAACAATGAAGAGCGATTGGGGGTTAAAGACACTGGTACTAACCCGCCAATCACTCAACCTGCTTCAAGTGAAGCATCCGTTCCGAACACTCCATTACAATTTTCAACACCAACAGAATTTGTTGATTTGCCATCAAGGGGTAAATATTACCCAAGTGGGCACCCACTTCACGGCAAAGACAGTGTTGAGATTCGTTTTATGACAGCGAAGGAAGAAGACATTCTAACATCAAAAACTCTTTTAAAGAAGGGCATAGCGATTGACAGAATGCTTCAGAATTTGGTTGTTGATAAATCTGTCCTTATAGACGATCTTCTCGTTGGAGACAAAAATGCTCTAATAGTTGCTGCTCGTGTATCTGGGTATGGAGCAGAATACGAAACCAGTGTAACTTGTCCTGCTTGTGGAACATCCTGTAAACACTCTTTTGATCTAAGTGACGGCTCCGTCCAAGGGGGAGAAGAAAATTTAGATGATGTCGGCATGGGAGTGACGAAAACTCCAGACAACACTTTCATAACAAG